GAGTTCTACGGGATTGGCTACACCATCCACAACCCATCCGAGCGCCATCAGCAAATGATTCAGTGGCTCAAAAACAATGCGCAATATTGCAAAGCCAGCGACTACGTGGTTATCTGGAACAATTTGGCAGAGTGGGCGGGTACAGCCGACTCAGCAGAAACCAGAGGACTAATTATTCATGGGTACAAAGAGGCACTTGAGCGTGAAAAGAAATGATTCCGCCCATACACAAGTGGTATCCAATGGTTCAGCCGGGAGGCGACCCAACCAAGACAGACGCGCTAGAACGCAGGGCAGAACGCTTGACTGAAGAATATGCACAAGCCCTGAAGATGAAAAAAGTAAAGGACAAAATTGATGATCTTGAGTTTGAGTTGTATGTAAAAAAGGCAGAACGCAACCAACTTAGCCTTGAGATTTTTACAAACCGCAAAGTGGACATACTTGTATGAACGAAAACCCAGACGTAGTAGGTAAATTGACGTACTCTGTAACCCTAATGGTAGCCGCTACCCTCTGCCTGTCAGTGCTCGGTATGGTGGTTGCGTTCCTGCTCGGTCTATGGGCTAAGGAAGTAGACAATTCAGAGATATTCAGCATGCTCCACCCAGCTTTCCAAACCATCATCGGTGGCTTCATCGGCCTCTTAGCGGGGGTCAAGCTCTCGCACGGAGACAGCCATCACAAATGTAAACACTGCGGAGAATAACTATGTTTGAAATGTTATCTGGGGGCTTATTAGGCTCCATCTTTGGCGGCGTGTTCCGTCTGGCTCCTGAAGTGCTGAAGTTCTTTGACAAAAAGAATGAGCGCCAACATGAACTGAATATGTTTGCCCGTCAGTGCGAACTGGAACAACTGCGTGGTCAGCAGAAGTTAGCTGAGATTGGTGCACAGCGCGAAGCCGCTATGGACGTAGGCGTAATGGATGCCTTTAACAACGCTATCACTCAGCAAGCCGAAATGGTCAAAGCCGCAGGTGGTTGGGCGGCTAGTCTGTCAGCTTCTGTGCGTCCTGTAGTTACATATTGGATTCTGTTGATTTGGACGTTTATTCACATCTGGTATGCGTGGTCAAGCATGAACTCAGGGCTTGATGCAACTGAAGTGTTTAAACTGTTCATGTCTCCTGACTTCTCAGCGTTGCTTGGCGGGACAATAAATTTCTGGTTTTTAGACCGTACTTTGGCTAAACGTGGCATATGAACCTAGAGATAGCCGCCAGTCTGTGCCGTCAGTTTGAGGGCTTTAGGTCTAAGCCGTACCTGTGTCCGGCTGGCATTCCTACCATTGGATACGGTTCTACCTACTACGCAGACAAGCGCAAGGTAACTTTAGAAGACCCACCGATGGATGAACCCACGGCACGGGCGCTTTTGATGATTGAGTTAGAACATACATACCTGCCCGGAGTTTTGCGTAACTGCCCCGGCCTGATTACTGACGAGCGCAAGTGCAATGCCATCGTGGATTTTTGTTATAACTTGGGCACTGGACGCTTGCAGACTTCCACGTTAAAGAGGAAAATCAACGCCAATGATTGGGAAGGGGCAAAAGAACAACTGATGCTCTGGACTAAAGGGGGTGGCAAAGTATTGCCCGGACTGCTTAAACGTCGCACCGCTGAGTGCGCCTTACTGGATTAAAAATGCCATTACAAAAGGTGCTTTTCAAACCGGGTGTGAATAGGGAAAACACTAGGTATACCAACGAAGGTGGTTGGTATGAGTGCGACAAGGTTCGTTTCCGTCAAGGCACTCCAGAAGTTATTGGCGGCTGGCAACCCATCTCCGGCTACACATACCAAGGCGTTTGCAGGTCACTTTGGAACTGGACTTCTCTGGCTGGCGCTAACTATGTGGGCGTTGGAACTAACAGTAAGTTTTACATCGAGAACGGCGGTGCTTACTATGATGTCACCCCAATTCAGTCAACCGTAACGCTTGGCACAAACCCATTCTCAGCTAACGGCACAACAACCGTCACCGTTACAGCTTCAACTTCTGGCCTGACAATTGGCACGTTTGTTACGTTCTCTGGTGCTACGGGCACATATGCCTCTACGCTAAACGCTGAGTATCAGATTCAAACAGTCGGTACTAGCTCGTTCACCATCACAACGGCTACGGCTTTGACTGCTGGCTCTTATGGCGGCTCGGCTGTTTCTGCAGCTTTTCAGCTCAGTGCTGGCCCTGCTACGCCTGTCCCACTTCTTGGTTGGGGCGCTGGCTCTTGGGGTCAACTAGGTACAACTTGGGGTAATGGCGGCACATCCACATCATCTTTGCGTTTGTGGAACCAAATTAACTATGGCCAAGATTTAATCTACGGCCCACGCGGTGGCGGTTTGTATTATTGGACAGCTAACAACGGTTTAAACACTCGGGGCGTGTTGCTCAACACTTTAGGCGGCACGGTATCGTTTACTAACGCATCTCCAACGCTTGTTACTTCTACTGTTGCATATACAGAAGGCGCGGCTATTCAGTTCTCTGGTGGCTCTTTGCCATCTGGCGTGTCTGCGGCTACTACCTATATTGTTAACCAAGTAGTCGGCTTAACATTTAACTTACTGACTACGGCAGGTGCTGCGGTAAATACAACCTCCACCGGTACAGGCTCAGTGTCACTAATTGTTGACGTGCCAACTGTGCAAAACAACGTTACTGTGTCAGATTCCTCACGCTTTATTATTGCGTTTGGTTGTAACGACTACGGGCAGTCGACCATTGACCCCATGCTGATCCGCTGGTCTGGGCAAAATGACCCCTACAACTGGACGCCCGACCCCACCAATCAGGCAGGGTTTTCCCGACTATCCCACGGCTCACAGATTGTGACCACTGTGCAGACTCGTCAAGAGATTGTGGTGTTTACAGACTCTAGTATTTATTCTCTGCAGTACCTTGGCCCCCCATACGTCTGGGCACCGCAACTTCTTGGTGACAACATTTCTATCATGAGTCCTAACTCGGCTGTGATTGCGTCGGGTGTTATTTACTGGATGGGCGTAGATAAGTTTTATGCCTATGATGGCCGTGTCAATACGCTTAACTGTGACCTGCGCCGCTACGTGTTCCAAGACCTTGACCAGACACAATCACTGCAAGTGTTTTCGGGCACTAACGAAGGTTTCAATGAAGTCTGGTGGTTCTATTGCTCTTCTGGCAGCTCAACCGTAGACAAGTATGTGGTGTACAACTACCTTGAAAAAGTCTGGTACTACGGCACAATGGCACGCACAGCGTGGCTGGACTCTGGCCTCCTGCCATTCCCAATTGCAGCGACGTACAACAATAACATCGTCTTCCACGAAGATGGTTTAAATGACAACACAACAGGTACAAATAGTGCGATCAATGCTTATATCAGTTCGTCTGAGTTTGATATTGGCGACGGCCACAACTTTGGTTTTGTTTGGCGCGTGCTGCCGGACATAACATTCTCTGACTCTTCAAATTCCCCAACAGGCGCAGTACCAGTGGTAACAATGACGCTGTACGGCCTAGCTAATTCAGGCTCGGGCAGAACAAGTAGCGCAAGCCAGCCGGTATCTAGTGCAAATGCGTACGACATTACCGAAGAGTTTACGGGGCAGATTTACACCCGCATGCGTGGTCGTCAGATGATCTTTAAGATTGAGTCAAACCAAATTAATACATCTTGGCAGCTTGGCGCACCGCGTATAGATATTCGTCCTGATGGCAGACGTTAATGGCTAACAACGATCGCATCATCAACCCCGCTGTTCCTAGTCTACCGCTTGGGACAAAAGAGTATGAGCAACGTTATCAAGATCAGTTTACCAACGTTTTGCGTTTGTACTTTAACCAACTGCGAAATGCGCTGAGTGAAATATTAAGTAACGTTGGCGGCAGGTATGTTGCGTTCCCTTACGGGGCTTTTTCCAGCTATACAACCCAAACTACGACGGCTAATACGGCTACATTACTAACGCTTTCCACAACGGATTTTAGTAATGGTGTAAGTATTGCAAGCTCGAAGATTACTGTGGACTATGCAGGCGTATACAACTTGCAGTTCAGCGCACAGATAGACAACTCAGCTAACGCTCCCCATGACTTGTATATTTGGTTGCGTCAAAATGGCGCGGACATTACGGGTTCTACTGGCATAGTGGGTTTGCCAGCTAGAAAAAATCCCGGTGATCCGTTTCATACTATTACTGGTTGGAACTACTACGTGTCCATGAACGCGGGGGACTACATTCAGATTTACTGGTCAGTTACTAATGCTTCGATAACCATTCCAACATACGCGGCTTCTGGGACACCAACTAAACCATCCACAGCATCTGTCGTAGCTACACTTTCATTTGTGTCTGCGCTCCCGCCATGATATTATTAAGCAACCCCCATTTTGAGAGGCAACTATGAGCCTTGCAGTACTAGCCGACCACATGGCGTCCAAGGGTCGCGGCCCTGATTCGATGCTTATCCATATGTCCCCACGTGAAGTGCAGGGGCTACAAGCTTTGGCTATGAGTCATGGTGGCTCACTCACAATTAATCCTGATACGGGTTTACCCGAAGCTGGCATCTTAGATAAGTTGTTGCCAAGTATTATTGGCGCGGGTATTAGTTTCTTTTCTGGCGGCACTATTGACCCAATGACTGCGGCGGGCATTGTCGGCGGTATTCAAACTGCACGTACTGGCGATATTGGTAAAGGTATTAGCGCAGGTCTTGGTGCTTATGGTGGAGCAAGTTTAACTGCGGGTATGACAAGCGCGGGTAGTACTACGTTAGCAAACGAAGCCGGGGCATTGGCTGGCAATGAGGCCGCTGCTTATGGAGCAGCCCAACTTACTGACGCTGGAGCAAATGTATACAACCAAGCTCAATTAGATGCGCTTAAGAGAGCAGCGATTGATGAAGGTACATTGCAGCAAGGGATGTCAGAATTAACTGGTAAAACTACTACCGGCGAGCTATTCTCCAAAGGATTTGATACGGCTGCAAAAGATCCTATGAAGTATTTAAAGGCGAATGCTACGCCATTAATGATGGCCGCAGGCCCAGCTATTCTTGCCGAGATGGGCGCTAAAAAAAATATGCCCCAGACAGTTACCCAGCCCGGGATGATTCGTCCTTACTCCTATGACCCTATTAGCCAACAATATTTTGGCGGTACTCCGTACAGAGCTGCTGAAGGCGGCATTATGGGTTTTGATGAAAGCTCAAACTCACCTATGTCTCGCCAAAGCCTGAGCAATATGCAGGACTCCGGTGGTATGTTTAACTATGCCCATGATGGCGGCGGCGTTATGAAAATGGCTCAAGGTGGTATTGCTGGATATGCTGATGGTGGAGCCCCCGCTATGCTTAGCGACGAACAATTGTTCCAAAAGACTGGTAGCTGGGAAGCCGCCGCCGCTGCACGTGATGCACAGAATAATGCACTAAACCAATACAACTGGGCACAGCAAGCAGCCGCGCCAATAGCACAAGTACAAGCCGCTCCAGCCGCGCAAGCACAAGCTGGAGCAACACAAACTGCGGCCCCGGCAGCGGTTGTTCCAGATGCTTCTAATTGGTGGGAAAAGCAGCCCGGTGGCGTAAACGCCATGTACGACTACATTAACAACCAGCTAAATACAACCTTTAAAAATGCCACAGACGCGCAAGTTGATGCGGCTATGAAGCAGTATGGCATTAGTAACGAAGATGTTGCGGGGGCGTTACGTAGAGGTGGCGGTTCTCAAGCCGAAGAGTATTCGTTACTAGCTGGCAACATGGGTCTGTCTGGCCTGAATCAAAATATTAATTCTTGGATTGCTAAAGCAAATACTGACCCACGGTTTAAAAACTTAACTCCCGAGCAAAAACGGCAAGAAGCCATAAACGCTATGGGTACCGTCAATATGAACGAGGCCGACGTGCTTCGTGCTACGGGCAAAACAATTGCTGAACTATTTCCTAAAGAGTTAACTTGCCCACCCGGATACCACAAGTCTGCTGATGGCTTATCTTGCGAGAAAGATAAAGTTGTTGCCGGTACCTTTACGGAAGTGCCTCTCGGTTTATTCCCCGGTGCGGGTGGTGGCGGTAATACGGTAGTAAACGCAAACGGTTCAATTACAACGGGCCCTAACATCCCCGGCATACCCGTAGGTGGTTTCACAGGTATGGGTCAGGTTAGGGACGTATATACACAAGGTGGTGGAAGTTTAGGCTACACCTCTCCGACCTATGCTTCTTTAAAAGCAGTTGAAGACAAGTATCCACTCACGGGTGGCTCTAAGCAATCTTATGATTACTTAACAGGCAAAACACCATACGACCCCGTGCCGTATACAAAAACTGGCGAAATTATGAAGCCTTATGGTGAGTCAGTTTTGGGTTTGCCTGCAAACATATCTAAGAAGATGTATTTGTTTGACCCCGCTACTAAAACGTACAAAGTTAACCCTGACTACGCTATCCCAACTAGGAACGAAAAAGGCCAAGTTACTACATCGCTCACTAATAAAGATGTTGCCGACTACGTTGGAAAAGCGCCGTCTTATGATGCCCTGTATTCTTGGATGACTGCAAATAACTTGTCACCTGAGCAGGTTGCTCTGGCCTCTGGTAAACCATTTGCTGAGATCAACAAGCAGTTTATTAAAGCTCAAGGCATTACCGGTGACGACGGCAAAATTGATACTACCAAACTAGCAGCAAAAACAACTGAAGATGAAAAGGCTAACTTTGATGCCACCGCGTATTTAAAAGCTAACCAAGACGTAATGGATGAGTTAAATGCAGGTAAAGCTAACTTTGGCACTAAAGATGATCTTGCTGCCGCTGCTTGGGAACACTACCAACGGTATGGCAAAGCGCAAAACCGTCCACTTAAAGCTGCTGAAGGCGGCTTAGCTGCTTTGACTATGGCTCGTGGTGGGATTTCAAACCCATTCTTCTCAAAGACAACTGGTAAATTTACTTCACGTGCCCCACAGGTCTATGCTGATGGTGGTATGGCTGACCATTACAACCTTGGTGGCTACTCTGATGGTGGCCGACTGCTTCGTGGCCCCGGTGATGGCGTGTCTGATTCTATTCCTGCAACTATTGGCGATAAGCGTCCAGCACGTTTAGCCGACGGTGAATTTGTAGTACCTGCACGCATTGTGTCTGAGTTAGGTAATGGCTCAACTGAAGCTGGTGCTCGTAAGCTATACGCAATGATGGACAGGGTTCAAGCTGTCCGTAAAGGCTCAATCGGCAAAGGCAAAGTGGCTAACAACAGCCGTTCCGACAAATATCTTCCCGCATAAGGAACAAGAACATGGCATACGACCCAAAAGTTGGCTATTCTGACCCAACGTCAGTACAACAAACACAATACGGCTTTGCACCTGAAGTAGCGCCTTACGCCCAGCAGTTGCTAGGCCAAGCTCAAGCGGTTACAGATACTTCGGCTAATCCATACATGCAGTATCAGGGTGAGCGCGTTGCCCAATTTGCGCCTATGCAGATGCAATCGTACGAAAACGCTGCGATGATGCAAACTGCCCCTCAGTTAAAAGATGCTACTGCTACAGCAGGTTTAGCGGGTCTTGGTGCATTAAACACTACATATTCCTACAACCCGATGCAGCCAGAGTCTTTTGCTGGTAAGGGTGTAGCTGCAGCGTACATGTCTCCGTACATGCAGAACGTAGTGGAACGTCAACAAAATGATGCAGCCCGCCAAGCTGCCATTGCTCAACAAGCTCAAGGTGCCCAAGCTGCCCGTTCGGGTGCGTATGGTGGTAGCGGTGATTATTTAATGCGTGCGCAAGGTAATGCTAATTTAGCTCGCCAGCAGGGTGATATTTACGCCCAAGGCCAACAAATGGCTTATCAGAACGCACAACAGCAATTTAATCAAGAACAAGGACAACGTCAAGCTGCAGCTCAGTTAAATGCACAACAGGGTCAGTTTGGTGCCGGTCTGGGCCTTCAAGGTTTACAGACAGCTATTACTAGTGCTAATGCTCTTGGTGCTTTAGGTGGCCAGCAATATCAGCAAAATATGGGTATTAACGCGGTGCAAAACCAATACGGTTTGCAACAACAAGCGCAGATGCAAAAGGATATTGATACCAAATACGGTGAC